CGAGCCTTCCACGCCATCCGCAAGGCGAGTGCGTCGTACGTGCAGCTCGGCGGCGGGGATGCGACGGCGCACCTGGGCCATTCCGATCCGGCGATGACTCGCGGCCACTACCTTGATCCGGCGATCACCCAGACGCGGTCAGCCCTCGACTACCTCCCCGCCCTCGATCTCGGCGAGGAGGCCGAGTTCGTGCCGGAGGCTGAATAGCCTGAAGACCCTGCCCCCGGCGCGACGCCAGCCCGCGGGCGTTGGCGGTCAGCGGCCGGGGGCAGGGCTTTTACGGCACCCGCAGGGGCAGTTCGCTTCGCACTTCATTTCGATCCGGCCGTCCGGTCGATAGATGCCGTTGGCACACTTCCCGCCGCACCCACACTTCACCGGAGCCGGTGCCGGGGGCGGCGTCGGTGCCGTCTCGGTGGCAAGGCTCGCGTAAGCCGCGGCGACGGCCGCGGCGGCGCGTGGCGGCTCGCGGTCGATCTCCTGCGGGTCGGCGGAGAGGCTGGCCAACAGAGCGAGGAGGGAGCGGTAGAGGGTCATCGGCTTTCCCTCCAGATCTCAAGGGCTAGCGTCACGAAAACCCATGCCACGCTCGCAAGCCCGCCGAAAAGCATGCCAGAGAAAACGATCGTCTGACCGTCGGCGTTAGGGCGCACCGCTGCGACGGCGGTGCAGGCAAGACCGACGAACGCCAGCGGAAGTCCCCACCAGGGGGCCGAGCCGCTGTCGGTGTGGCAGAGCGTGTACGGCCCGGTCTTCATGTTCACCAGCCCTCCCCATGATCGACGACCCGATGCCCCTCGGCGTCAACCGCCGGCGCGTGGACGAGCTGCCGGCTGTCGGCCTGCGGTGCGGGCTCGGCGGCCATCGCGGCCCACAAGCCGAGCCGAGCCGCTATCCGGGCGAGCCGGCCCACGGCGGCGAGGACCGGCCGCTGCGGCGTCGGGTTGATCGGTGACGACGGCGAGGAGCCCAGCCACCAGCCGGCGGCCAGGGCGACGAGGACGACGGCGACGAGCTTGCGGTCGAGGATCATGCTGGCCTCACGGGGCGAGGGAGAACGTGTCAGCGATCAGTCGGGAGGTTTGCGGGCGGGCGGCGGCGGGGGCCGGCTGGAGCCAGTTGCCGTTGTCGAGGGGCCGATGACCGAGGCCTTCCACGCTGCCGACGGCGAAGGAGTCCGTGTTCTCCCCGCCGAGCATCCGATCGACGACGGAGCGCTTCACCCAGAACGATCCCGCCGGCATATCGCCCGGCCAGGACGGTCCCGAGATCCACGACGGCCCCCACGAGTTGAGGCAGAGGAGCCCGTCTTCCGGCGAGCCGTTGGCGGCGTAGCGGACGGCGATGAACACCATGCAATGCGCCCACGAGCCGGACGCAGCGGCAAAGCCGTTGGCGTCTCTGACGTTGGCGAATCCCTGCCCGGAGCAGACGGCCACCGGGTAGCCGCTCTCGATCGCGGCGGCGGCCTCGGAGAAGGTGCCGACCGCGGCAACGTGCTTCGCCGGGTGTGTCTTGGCGAACTCGTCGAACTTGCCGCCGTCCCCCTGGCCGCCGTTGCCGAACGCGCCCCAGGCTTTTGCCGTCTCTGGGGAGTAGACGCGGAGATCGTGGCCGCCGGCCTCACGGCGGAACGTCACGCCCCAGTCCCGCACCCAGCGGGCCGCGGCTGCCCCATAGGAGCCGTCGGAGTATCCGCCCACCGGATTCCGCCCGTCCCCCGGACGGCCCCGAGCCTCGACGCGGGAGCCTCCGTAGATGCTCTCCGTGCAGACCATCGGCGGCGGATTGGCGAGACGGCCCGTCTCCCAGTCGCAGCAGAGGGCGATCCACACGGCGTGGCCCCAGCCCCATGAGACGCAGTCGCCGATTCCCTGCCGGCCGACGAGCCACGGCTGGCCGTAGACGGCCTGGTGAGCCTTGTACGCCGATCGATAGAGGAAGGTGTCGCGTTGCTCGGCCTTCTCGATCGCCTCGGCACCGGCCGCGGAGAATCGCCCCTGCGGGCCGAACTCCGCCATCACGCGACGGAGCCCCTCGGGGTCGGGCGTGTAGCCGAACCGGCTCTCAACGCCAGCGGCGATCCGGTGCGTGGCCCGCTCGACGAGCGCGCCGACGATGGCCGCGAAGATCACGAAGCCGATCGCGGACCATGTCCAGACGGTGCGTTGACGGGTGGTCATCGGGTCGCCTCCGCGGCGGCAGCCGACACAGCCCGGTACGCCCGCACCCACTTCGCCCGGCTGGCGGCATCGACCGGCCCGCCTTCGGTGCCGGCCTCGGAGTCGAGGAAGGTTTTGATGGCATCCCGGACGGCTGGCTGCCGAGCCCCGAGCGAGACGCCCCGCGTTCGCAGCTCGCGGGCGGCGCGTCGGAGATCGTCGAACGCTGCCCCGGTGCGGAGGCGCGGCTCGGTCTGCGAGCCATCCCATTCGATCTGCCCGGCAAGCTCCTCGAGCAGGGCGGCCGTGGTGGCGGCATCGGCTGCGGCATCGACGCCGACGAATCGGCCTCGGAGATCGAGCCCGACGACCGGCGCGGGGCCGGGGGCTGGGGCGGGCGGCGTTCCATTTTCCCGAATCGAGAACGCGATCATCGCGCCGGCGGCGAGGATCGCCAGGAGCGTGAGCGGGTGCGGGCCGCCGCCGGCTGCCGCTGCCCCTGGCATCCCCAACGGCATGATGCCGGGCGGAATGATGGGCGAGAGTGGCGGCAGTTGCGGCAGCGCGGGCGCGACCGCTGGGCGGGTCCAGAGAAGGTAGGCCACCGCGGCGGCGGCGGCGAGCATCCAGAGCGGCGGGATCATGCGGTCGGCTCCGGGGCGGCGGCGCGGGTCAGCTTCAGGATCTGCTCGAGAGCCCCGCCGGCAGCCGAAAGAACGAGCGTGCGAACAGCAGGCCGAATCACCCACCAGATCGGCTTGGCAGCGAACGGCACGCAGCTATCGGCGACGGCGTCGAAGAGCGTCCCGACGCACGACAACGTCCACGCCTTCTTCCCCGGCCCGTCGAGGGTCGTGATCGTGTCGAGCCCGGCCACCGCCAGGCGGATGACCTCGACGACGAGGCTGCCGAACTCGCTGACGGTTAGCCCGCCGGCGGCCTTGAGCCGCGCCCCGGCGATAAGGGCGAGGACAGCGGCTTGCAGTGCTTCTGGCGTCATGGTCAGTACCCCGCGGGGCCAGTGGTGGCGGTGCCGGCGATCACGATTGAATAGGCGACGGAGCCGGTCGGCCCGGTGGCGCGGATCGTCACCGCACGTTCCGTCGTGGTGACGCCCCAGGCGTGGGTCTGCTGGACGCCGAGCAGCTCGCCGCCCGGCCCCACCTCGCCGGCGACGCGGCCCCAGCCGTTCGTGCCCGACGGGCCGACGACGATCCGCGGGCCGGTGACCGTTTCGTTGTTGGCGATCCTGACAAGCCGGACCTGCCGCATCGTCTGCACGCCGGTCGCGCCCTGGATGGTGTCGGCGAGTGAGAGCAGATCGAGCGTCTCGGACGCGCCGACCGCCAGCGAGCGGTTCGACACCCACAGTTGGTCGGCGATCGGCCCGGAGACGCTGTTGAGCGGCATGGCCGAACTGACGGAGACGGCCCGCGTCGAGCTGCCGACGGTGCCCGTCTGCGTCTGCGTGAGGCTGGTCGTCGTCGATACGATCCCGTCGAGAGAGTCAGGCATCGAGAATCTCCGTGCGTCCCCGTGCTATCGCCCGCCGAACCTCGGCCACCGTCCAGCCGAGCCGGTAGGCAATCACCTCGATCTCGCGGTCCGTCCGTTCCGGTCGGGAAGTAATCCGGCCTGACTTCTCGCCGGCTGTCAGCAGTCGCTCAAGCGACACGAAGTCCCCGGCGGATGCCACCGCTTCCCGGCCGTTGGGTCCGGTCCGCCAGTGCGTCGGCCGTACGATCATGCGTCACCTCCCACCACGCTACGTGTCACGTGGTGCCGTCCGCAGGGGGTGCGGACGCATTGCACTCGGCGAGACAGGCCGCGTAGCCGGCGAGGTCAACGGCGTTGTCGGGGTGGGGCTTCGGCCCGAGGTCGCGGGCGAGCTTGTCGAGCAGCATGATCCGAGCCCAATCGGACGTTG